ACTACGTCAAAGCCGGTGCGGGTGCCTATGTCGAGCAAACCTCTGGCGCGGATGAGATGCACCTGTCCGGCGCAATGCACGACATGTCAGGCATGGATCCAATGGAACTGATGATCAAGTTCGAGGAGTACGAGGACATCGAGAACGATGAGGAGTGGGTGATATGAGTAAGCGCGATCACAACTGGTGGAGCAAGTCGTCGGTCATGGAAGTGGCCAGCCTGTTCAGCACCATTAAGGATTTCCGTAGAGCCTATGTCGGTGCCTACGCCTACGCCAAGAAGCACGGGTTCCTCGAAGAGGCGACGTACCACATGAACCTGTCCACCGACCCGGTCGAGTTACTGGAGCAGATGACACGTGACCTCGGCGCATCGCGTCGTCACTTCATGACTGCTCAGAACTGCCGCAACTTGGGCGACCCCACTAACCACAATCTGGATGACGTTCCCGAGGATCAGCGGAGCGTCGGCAACTACCTCGACCACGACATCAGCCACTGGGAGCAGTGCGGTGAGGAGGCTGAGGAGCGTGCGCTCAAGCGCATGTACGGGCTGAACCTACACGGCTCACCCGAGCAGATTGCTCAGGGCTGGTCAATGTTTGAGCAACACCAACTGTGGGGTCGGCAGGGAATGGCCCCACGAAACTCATCTGGGACATCTAGTAACGCAAACGGAGAGTAATCATGCACGGAAGCACTTACACACCCCCACGGCCGAATCTGTTCGGCCTTAACGACGCAGTCGATTTCCTCAACGACCTCGACTACGACACATCCGGTCTCGGCAACGCTGAGATCTTCCAGCTACTCGATGAGGTCATGGACGGCCTCAAGGAAAACGAAGAGGACATGGTCTGAGCCATGTTCGATGATGAAGAGTGGTTAAGAGATAACGGTCTCTGGGATATTGCTGACCCCACCGACCTCTACGACAAGATTGTCGAGAGGCGCGAACGGGGTGATGACGGTATCGCACCGCCGGTCTCAAAATTGGCTGGATTGTTCTCACTGCCTTTGCGAGCCGTGTCTATTCTGGGAGCCTATTCGGGCACAGGTAAATCGACTTTCGCATGTCAGTGGGCCTTGTCGGCGGCGGCATCAGGCCGGAACGTCGCAATTATGTCGCTTGAAATGCCAGCAGATTTTACGCTGGAACTCCTCAGTGAGCAGTCAGCCTGCCTAGCGTCTCCACATCTGGAGTACGTCGAGTCGTTCTCCCAATGGGCCAACGGCAAGATCTATCTGCACAATTCAACCAATGTGATATCGCCGGAAGCTGTACTGAACTTCGTTCGTGTAGCCAAGACGATGCTCGGTTGCGAAATGATTGTCATCGATCCACTGATGATGACCGGCATGGCCAACGAGGTCGAAGCGGAGCGCGACTTTATTACTCGCCTCTCATCGATGGCTCGTGACTATGAGGTCGCAATACTTTTGGTTCATCATTTAAGGAAACCACCGTCAGGTGGCATGGGCGAGAAAACCCGTCCCGATAAAAGTTCCTTCCTCGGGTCAACGCATCTGACTGGGGCCGCCGGGGCAGTTATCACCCTTTTCGCATGTCCCGATAAGCGGGAGGCCAGAAGCCGGGGCGACCCGCCTGATGACGAATCGGGTGCCGACTACTACGTGAGCATTCTGAAAAGCAGGTTCAGCGCGTGGCACGGTTCGGTCGGCCTCTACCAGCACAAAGAGGCGCGTCTGCTCTGCAACAGCCGGGCACGCATGTACAAGCCAGTCAATTTAAAGGAGGACGAATGGTCGTCTATAGAGTCAGCCAAGGTAGTCACACTCGATGGTTTACCGATTCCGGGGACGCAAAAGAATATGCCCGAGTTCGGTACGACATCGAGTTAGACGGGATTCCGTTTGTCGCGGAACTAGAACACAGCGAACTGATGGTTCGCCTCAACACCTTAGAGGCAGAGCGTTCTGCCGCCTAAATTATTTTTAAATTACTAATGGAGTAAATAGCTTGAGCATTAAAAAAGATGACTACATGACCCTGATCCATGCAAGTCGCTACGCACGGTGGTTGGACAGCGAGGGTCGCCGAGAAACTTGGCCGGAGACGTGTAAGCGATACACCGACTTCTGGCTCAACAAGGAGATGATCACGGATGAGGAGGCAAAGAAATTCACAAAGGCAATCGAGGGCATGGATGTCATGCCGAGCGCTCGCTGTCTATGGACTGCTGGCCCTGCTCTGGAACGAGACAACGCGTCCGGGTTTAACTGCACCTATTCTGCCGTCGATCAACGCTCGTTCGATGAAGCATTCTGGTTGTTGATGAACGGGTGTGGTTACGGTTTCAGTGTGGAGCGACAGTACCTCGCCAAGATGCCAGAGGTGCCCGACGAACTAGAGAAGTGCGACACGGTAATCACGGTCGCCGACTCGAAGCAGGGCTGGGCTTCAGCACTGCGTCAACTGATCTCACTGCTGTACGCCGGTCACATTCCAAGCTGGGACGTTAGCAAGGTGAGACCTGCGGGTAGCAGGCTCGTCACATTCGGCGGCAGGAGTTCAGGCCCGGCCCCGTTGGTCGAGTTGTTCGAGAACGTGATCAGGGTGTTTTCCGGTGCCAAAGGCCGTCGGCTTTCCAGCGTCGAGTGCTTGGACGTTCACACATATATAGCCTCAGCGGTGGTAGTGGGTGGGGTGCGAAGAGCGGCCGAACTGAGCCTGTCCAACGTCTCGGATGATCGCATGAGACTAGCAAAGTCAGGTGCATGGTATGACGCTCACGGCAACCGGGCACTGGCCAACAACTCAGCGGCCTACACCGAGAAGCCAGATTTCGCCGTCTTCCAGAACGAGATGAAGTCTCTCTACGAGTCATACTCCGGGGAGCGCGGCATCTTCAACCGCGAGGGCATCCAGAAGAAGATTGCGGAGCACGGACGCCGTGACCCTGATCAGGAATTCGGTTGCAATCCTTGTGCCGAGATCGCACTCCCGAGCGGATTCGGTGGTGGTTCAGCATGTAACTTGTCAGAGGTCATCATCAGACCGAACGACACGCTGGCGTCGCTGAAGAAGAAGGTCGAGATTGCGGCCATCTTCGGCACACTGCAATCGACACTCACGAACTGGGGCTATGTTCGCAAGGCGTGGCGAGACAGTTTGGAGCGTGAGCGACTCCTCGGCATTTCGTTTTCTGGGATATGCGATCACACGACCATGAGCGGTCAGGACGGCAAGGGCAAGACGCGTCGCTGGTTGCTTGAACTGCGTGATCACGCGGAGAAGGTCAACGAGGAATGGGCAGAGCGGCTAGGCATCAATGCCTCGCACTCAGTCAGTTGTGTGAAACCGTCTGGGACAATTTCTCAATTATGCTCGGTTTCCAGTGGAATTCACCCACGCTATAGCAAGCACTATATACGCCGGGTGCGTCAATCGATGGGCGATCCAATCACCCAGTTCCTGATCGATCAGGGTGTGCCACACGAGCCGTGTGTCATGTCGCCCGAGAGCACGATGGTCTTCGACTTCGTTCAGGAATCGCCAGAGCATTCTCTCTGCGTCGAGAACATGTCGAGCATTGATCAGCTTGAACTGGCGAAGCTGTACGGCGAGGCGTGGGCCACGCATATGGTTAGCGCCACTACTTACTATGACGATTCGTCGTGGTTCGCTGTCTGCCAATGGGTCTGGGATAACTGGGACTCGGTTACGGGAATGAGTTTCCTGCCTCATGACGGCGGCACTTACCGCCAAGCACCTTACGAGGCTATCGATCAGGCCGAGTACGACATCATGAAGCAAGCGATGCCGGTCATCGACTGGTCGCTGTTCCCAACTTACGAGAGAGGTGACACCACCGAGGGCGCGAAGACTGCGGCCTGTGTCGGTGACGCCTGCGAGTTATGAGCAAGGCCGACTGGTGGCAATCGGACGGCCGGTCTGCTCGGGAATATGCGGAAGCCCTTCTAATCATGAAGGGCGACGCTCCTAGACAGAGAAACTTTATGTCCACTCACGTTCCCGAGCACCTTCGGGAACTAACTCGAACCCATTACAAGAACGCACTCGCATTAGGAAAGGGCGATGAAGAAAGATGACTTGAGAGATCAGATAGCCAAGGAGACGGAACGATTCTTACGGGAGGGTAAGCGCATAGAGAAGCTACCCACGGAAAGGATCTGCCCCGAAGGCATGGAATGGATCGCGGAGCGCGGCATGGACTACACCACTTGGGATCAACCGGGATCGCCAGAGTGGGAGCAGAGCCGGGAGCCTGATCCAGAGGAGGAAGATTTTCATGGATGAAATAGGAGAGATCGAAATGTTAGCTGACTTTGACGAAGCCCTGCTGGGCTGTGTCTACGCAGAGGACGGCACCCCGGTCGCCTGCTACTCCAGCGAGGTCGTAATGAGACGACTCGCGGAGGAGGGCTTCGACGAAAGTGATGCGCTGGATTATGTGGAGCAAATCACAGAGGGCATGAAGCTGATCTGGATTCACCCCATCGAATTTGAGCCGGAGTTTACGCCGACCAAGTCGCCGCATCTAAGGCTGGTTCACTGATGGCCTTCCGGGGTATCAAGCGATTGACCGCAGACAAGCACATGAGCGACGCACTGCGGAAGAGGGCTGGCTACATCTGCCAGCTTACTGGAAAAGACTATAGCGACAGACCGCAAGGTCTCCAGCTATCCCACTTCATTGCCAGAGGGAATTGGAGTGTCCGATTCGACCCGAAGAACTGTCTCGTTCTGTCCGCATGGGCGCACAAAGAGATGGAGGGTCACCCTGTAAATCACATAGCGCTGTGGCGCGAAATTCATGGAGGAATTTATGGCCGATCTGAAAGCGACGCTGAACTCAATGCGCTTCTGGGCCGCTCAACCTGCACCGAGCGAGCCAAGTACGCCCGAGCCAACCACGACAAAATCGGAAAGCATTATCTCCGAATCAGCAAAGAAATCGACACGCTCACGGAAGAGGAACTCGAAGAATATGAAATCCACCCCCCAATCTACAGAGACCACGCGCCCTTCCTCAGTTAGGGGTAAGCGCATCATGGTCATACCGGACACGCAGGTGAAGCCGGGAGTCAACACCGACCACCTAGAGTGGGCGGGTCGCTACTGCGTGAAAATGAAACCTGACGTGATCGTGCATCTGGGCGACCACGCAGATTTCCCGTCGCTGTCCACGTGGGACAAGAAGGGCGGCAGACACATGGAAGGCAAGCGCATCATGGCAGATTTTGAGAGTGCCAATAACGCGTGGGCCAGACTGAATGCGCCAATCGATAAAGAGATAGCGCGACTCAAGAAAGGCAAACGCAAGGCTTGGAATCCGCGCAGGGTGATTACGCTCGGCAACCACGAAGACCGCGTGACACGTTTTGTGAATTCTGACGCGGCGTGGGAAGACGTTATCAGTTTAGACATGCTCGACTATGAGCGCTCAGGCTGGGAGGTCTACCCGTTCCTGCAACCTGTCGAGATCGAGGGCATAGCTTTTTGCCACTATATAACCTCGGGTGTCATGGGCCGCAGTATCACGAGCGCACGGGCAGGTCTCACGAAGAGACACCAGTCGTTCGTTCAGGGTCACGTACAGACTCGCGACATAGCGGAGACCAGTGACGTACTCGGTCGCCGTCGCATCGGCTTGATGGCGGGCATCTTCTACTCTCACGAGGAAAGCTACCTCAACAGTCAGACCGGCACAGATACGACTTGGAACGGAATTTGGATGCTCCATGACTGTCACGAAGGTCAATTTGATTACATGCCAGTGTCATATGCCTACCTGCAAGACAAGTATGGATAATCAAGACAAGTCCGCGTGGTGCCGGGCAGGGGAGAAAGCTGAGGCCGACTTCCTTGCCACCCGGCAGATTGCTGGCGTCGGACTATCGTGGAATCCAGCGAAGCAGACAGATCGATACGCGCACGATTACGTGGCGATGATCCCTGTTGACCTGAAGACCATGAAGACCCCGTGGCGAAAGTCTCAGGAGTTGTTCGGCATACCCTCAGATAAGGCTGTGTCGATCAACCAGAAAGACTTGAGTCGTTACGCAGAGTTGTACCCGAACATCATCATTTACCTCGATGTCGAGTACACCGGGAAGCTGTTCTCCCTGACGCTAAACAGGGCGAGGAGATTGATCGAAGAGGGCCGGGCACACCGGCACGAATACCTCGAACGGAAGAATGACAACGCGGGTAACGCGAAGGTCAGCTTCATTTTTAACACCGACGATTTAGACATTCTTCACGAAAGGTGACGTGGGATACATAAGTGCCAAGGAGGTTTAAGCATGGAAAAAGAATGGGTTATGGAAGACCGGAACCGCGACATGTGGTCGATAGTGAACGACGTTTCTCGTGTAGAAGAGATCCCGATCAGTTCTATCGTATCGCTCTGTGAGGATCACGGTCTTGAGTGTCGTGACTTTGTCGAGAAGTGGGAAGCACTACTTGATACCAGTCACGAACTTATCAATAGAGCGGAGGATTTGATGTGAGTAGATACAACGCGACGCTGTATTTCAAGACTAAGCAGTCAGCACTGGACGCTGGCTACTGTGACGCAGTCGAGACCGACGAAGACGACTTCCCCTACATGGCGGTGGTGACGTTCTTCGCTGATCACTACGACGTGGAAGAGGACGACGACATGTTCGAGGTGGCTGTATGAGCATGAGGGACGTTTCATCAGTCAGGCTCAACGACGCTACCCCGGAAGAGTGGGACGCGGTCAACAGGCCACGCCACTACACCACGTCTGAAGTCGAGTGCATAGATTACATCCACATGATGCTGGGTTCTGGCGTAAACGATTATCTACGCGGACAGGTCTACAAATATATGCACCGCCACCAATTTAAGGGCGCGGAATTGGAAGACTGTAAGAAGGCGCAGTTCTATTTATCGCGCCTCATATATGAACTCGAACAGGGAGGTTAAATGGATAAAGTTAATCGCTACATCAAGCTGTCGCGCAAGGACGTTAGCGCTGGCATTGAGCAAAAAGGTGGGTTGTCCTACATCAGTTGGGCTTACGCATGGAATGCTTTAGCGGAGGAGTATCCCGACAGCACCTACTACTTCGGTGAGCCTGTCACGTTCCCTGACGGGACGATGATGGTCAAGGCCGGGGTCAACGTGTGCGGGATTAATTATGAGATGCAGTTGCCGTGCATGGATCATCGCAACAAGGCAGTCAGCAACCCGGACGCCCGGCTGATTTCGGATAATCAAATGCGGGCGCTCGTAAAAGCGATAGCGATGACAGGATGTGGTATCGGACTTTATCTCGGAGACCTCAAGCACGTGGTCGCGGAGTCAAAGTTCGACAAGGCCGAGCAACTGCTGGCCGCGCAGGACGCTAGTGGCTTCCACGAGTTCGTACACGTCACGCTTGGCGAGGTCGAGCGCGTTGACATCTTTAATGATGCACCGCCC